TTCAAGGAAAGATTACTAGCCACAGGTGGTACTAGAATCCTTGATAAGATGATTCAGATAGCTTTGGATGATGAACATCCCGGACAGATGGCAGCAATTAAGTTAGCAATGGATAGGATATTACCAGCCTCAGTGTTTGATGCAGCTAAGAGTGGTGGTAGTATGCCTCAGATTAGTATTAACATTAGTGGCCTTAATAGTCCTATGGTTAGTACAAGTGATGAGGTAATAGATGTATGACAACTGAACTTAACTTTGCATTGCTTAAGTGGCAGCAAGAGGTCTTTAAAAATACTACTCGTTTTAAAGTGGTAGCTGCAGGACGAAGGTGTGGTAAGTCAAGGTTGTCAGCTGTATCGTTATTGATTGAAGGTTTGAACTGTCCTGAAGGCTCAGCTGTGATGTACATAGCACCTACTCTAGGACAAGCTAGAACGATTATGTGGGACTTACTGCATGACTTAGGTAGACCAGTCATCAAAGCAAGTCACATCAATAACTTAGAGATAACATTGATTAATGGTAGGAAGATCTTGGTACGAGGTGCAGATAACCCAGATAGTTTACGAGGTGTCTCATTAACCTACGTAGTACTTGATGAGTGTGCTTTCGTAAAAGAAGATACATGGCAGAAGATTATCAGGGCTTCACTGTCAGACAAGAAGGGTAGAGCTTTATTCATATCTACTCCCAGTGGCAGAAACTGGTTCTATGACATCTTTAAGTTAGGTAGCTTTGAAGACAAGGCTGACCAGATAGACGAAGAGTGGAAGTCATGGCACTTTACCACTCAGGACAATGAGACTATTGATCCTAAGGAGATTGAGGCTGCTAAGAGAACATTAAGTTCCTTTGCATTTAAGCAGGAATACCTGTCTAGCTTTGATACTTCAGGTGCAGATGTCTTTAAAGAGGAATGGTTCAAGACTGCTAAGGAACCTCAGTATGGAAGCTACATTGTAGCTATTGACTTAGCTGGCTTTGAAGAGGTTGGTAAGAATGCAGGTGCATCTAAGAAGAGATTGGATGAAACAGCTATTGCAGTTGTTAAGTTAAAAGATAATGGTGATTGGTGGGTAGATAAGATACAGCATGGTAGATGGGACATCAGAGAGACTGCTGTAAACATCTTAAAGATTGTAAGAGACTATCAACCAACAGCTGTAGGTATTGAGCGAGGAGCATTGAAGAATGCAGTACTGCCCTACCTAACTGACTTGATGAGGAAGAATAACATCTACTCACATATTCAGGACTTAACTCATGGTAATAAAAAGAAAGCTGATAGGGTTGTCTGGAGCTTACAAGGTCGTATGGAACATGGAAGGGTATCCTTCAATGAGTCTGAGGACTGGAGTGAGTTTAAAGATCAACTGATTATGTTTCCCACAGCTGGCGTACATGATGACTTAGTGGATGCTTTAAGTTACATTGACCAACTGGCTATTGCTTCCTATAACTCTGATTATGAAGAAGATGAGTGGGAAGTTTATGATAAAATTGCAGGATACTAAAGGAGAATGAAAATGCCAACTGGTTTGTATGCAAATATTAATGCTAAACGTAAACGTATCGCAGCAGGTTCTGGCGAGAAGATGAACAAGGTAGGCTCTAAAGCTGCACCATCTAAGATGGACTTTGTTAATTCAGCTAAGACAGCTAAGCCAACTAAGGCAATGCCCGTTAGAGGTAGCCGTACATATACGAACAAGGCTAAGAAAGCCTCAAAGGGTATGTACTGACATGAAAGACTCTAGACTTGATAGGGCTGGTGTCAGTGGCTTTAACAAGCCTAAGCGTACACCAAGTCACCCAACTAAGAGTCATGTAGTTGTGGCTAAAGAGGGTGATGAAGTTAAGACTATCAGATTTGGACAGCAGGGTGTCTCCGGTAGTCCTGAAGGTTCAGCTCGTAGTGATTCCTTTAAAGCTAGACACGCTCAGAACATTGCCAAAGGTAAGATGTCAGCAGCTTACTGGGCTAACAAAGTTAAGTGGTAATATAAATGCAATGCCCTATTGAAACACATGATGTTAAAGAGAATCTTAAGAAGCGAGACTGGGCTTTTAAGAACGTAGGTTATGGCCCAGCTAATCCTGAACTATCCAATGGAGCTTTCTGGAATGAAAGAGCTAATGAGTGGCAGACTAGCGTAGCTCAAGCCAAGTCAATGCGTTGTGGTAACTGTGCAGCCTTCATCCAGACACCTCAGATGATGGAGTGTATACGTTCAGGTATTGATATGGAAGAGGATAGCTTTGCTCAGGATGTCGTAGATACAGCTAAGCTAGGTTTCTGTGAACTGTTTGACTTCAAGTGTGCAGCAGAGAGAACTTGTAGTGCATGGTTAGTAGGCGGCCCAATAACATCTAGCAATGTCGAGATTGATGACAATGCTCTAGATGATTCAACTAAGGATATGTGATTATGGCAGATATTGGTAAAGACAGTCCCTTTGAGGAACCTACAGAGTCTGAGAAGGAACTAACCTCTTGGATTGTTGACCACACAGACCGCTGGCGTGACCACAGAGATGCTAACTACATTGACCTGTGGGAAGAGTATGAGCGTATTTTCCGAGGTCAGTGGGCAGCTGAGGATAAGCAACGTGAGTCAGAGCGTAGCCGTATTATCTCTCCAGCTTCTCAGCAAGCTGTGGAGACTCGCCATGCTGAGATCATGGAAGCTATCTTTGGTCAGGGTGAGTTCTTTGACATTCAAGATGACGTTAAAGATGTCAATGGTAATCCCTTTGATGTTGAACAAATTAAGATTCAACTACACGAAGACTTTAAGAGAGATAAGATTAAGAAGTCAGTTGACCAGATTGAGTTAATGGCTGAGATTTATGGTACAGGTATTGGTGAAATCATTGTTAAGTCTGAGAAAGAATATACACCATCTACTCAAGCCATCCCCGGCATTGCTAACGCAGCTGCTATTGGAGTTCAAGAGAAGGATAGGGTTGCAGTTAAGATCAAGCCTGTCAATCCTAAGAACTTCCTTATTGATCCTAATGCTGATTCTATTGACGATGCTCTGGGCGTTGCTATCGAGAAGTACGTTTCCATTCACAAGATTGTTGAAGGTATTGAGAGTGGTATTTACAAGAAAGTAGACATCACACCTCAGTTTGATGATGACAAGTTAGAAGCTACACAAGATCTGCGTAACTTTGAAGACGATAAAGTTAAGTTGTTAACTTATTATGGCCTAGTGCCTCGTGAGTACTTAGAAGAAATGGAAGAGGGTGATACTGAGATCACAGACCTGTTCCCAGATGACTCAGTAGCTGATAATCACTCTGACTTGGTAGAAGCTATCATTGTGATTGCCAATGACTCAGTTCTTTTAAAGGCTGAAGCTAATCCTTACATGATGAAGGATAGACCAGTTATTGCCTACCAAGACGATACAGTGCCCGGCAGGTTCTGGGGTAGGGGTACGATGGAGAAAGCCTACAATATGCAGAAAGCTATTGATGGTCAGCTTCGTGCTCACTTAGACTCTCTAGCCCTCACCACAGCACCTATGATTGCTATGGACGCTACAAGGCTTCCACGTGGTGCTAAGTTTGAGATTAAGCCCGGTAAGGCTATCTTGACCAATGGTGCACCTTCTGAGATATTGTATCCCTTTAAGTTTGGTCAAACTGATGGTAACTCAGTAGCTGCAGCGCAGAACTTTGAACGTATGCTCTTGCAAGCTACAGGTACAGTTGACAGCGCAGGTATGCCATCTAACGTACCTCGTGATGCAGGTGCTGGTGGTATGTCAATGGCTATGGCTGGTATCATCAAGAAGTACAAGCGTACATTGAGTAACTTCCAAGAAGACTTCATGATCCCGTTCATCAATAAGGCTGCATTCCGTTATATGCAGTTTGACAGTGAGCGTTATCCTTCAGTTGACATGACATTTATTCCAACAGCTACCTTGGGTATCTTGGCACGAGAGTTTGAACAACAACAGATGATTGGTTTGTTGCAGACTTTAGGCCCTAATACACCAGTATTGCCATTGATCCTTAAAGGTATCTTGCAGAACAGCTCATTGTCTAACCGTGGTGAACTGATGCAAGCTTTAGAGCAGATGTCTCAGCCTAACCCACAGGCTGCTGAGGCTGCACAACAACAGCAAATGGCTCAGATGCAGCTGGCACAGGCTCAAGTGGCTGATTTGACCTCTAAAGCTGAGAAACAGTCAGCTGAAGCTCAGAAGACCATGATTGAAGCTCAGATGATCCCTGAAGAGCAACGTGTAAAGCTTGTTCAGGCAGCATCTACTAACCTAGACAGAGGTGATGACTTTGAAAAGCGTCTTAAACTGGCTGACATGATGCTAAAAGAGAAGCAAGTTAACCTGAAAGCTGCTGATATTGCCTCAAATGAGCGTATTGCAAGCCTCCAGATGGCAAATAGATCAATGAAGCAATAGATTTTACTTGACAAAGTGTTGTTTTTATGCTACAATAACACTTATATAAGTTACACATAGAAGGATAAGCCAAATGGCCCCTGATTTACAGAAATATTACGAAGAAACCTTCAATACCATGAGTACTGAGGGTTGGAAGTACCTCATAGAGGACTTTGAAGAGATTAAGGCTAGTTTAAACAATCTTTCTACTGTCGACGATACACAAACACTATATTATCGTAAGGGACAGCTAGATATTATTGAATTAGTTTTAGGGCGTAAAGATGTGTGTGAGAAGGTATATGAGGAGTTAGAAGATGAGTAAACGCATCTATGACTTCCATTGTCCCAACGATCACATAACTGAATCGCTGGTTGATAGCGATCATACCACTGCTAAATGTAAGGTATGTAGTAAGGACGCTATCAGGGTTGTATCCTCCCCAAGGATAAAGCTGGATGGTTGCTCAGGCGATTTCCCTTCAGCTTCCGATAGGTGGGTACAAGTACGGGCTGAAAAGCTCAGTCAGGAACAGAAGCAGAACGCATCCCACGTGGGTGACTAACTCTGAATTCATTTATAACACTCCTAAAACCCATATAGGGCAGGACGAAAGGTAGGTATGGCTCTCATTGAACAAGAAGAATTGGGACAAAGCGAATTTGATGCAGTAGATGAACAACAGGCAGCAAGGCAACAAGCACCTGTAGAACAACAACAAGTCTCTAATGTTCCCGACAAGTATCGGGGTAAAAGCTTAGAAGACATCGTGACAATGCACCAAGAGGCTGAAAAGCTAATTGGAAGGCAAGCTCAAGAAGTTGGTGAAGTTCGTAGATTAGCAGATGAGCTTTTGAAACAGCAACTCTCCTCTAAACAAGTACAGCCTGCAGTAGTAGAGAATGAGGTAGACTTCTTTGAAGATCCTCAGTCAGCGATTCGTAAAGCAGTATCAAATCATCCTGATGTATTAGCAGCTAAACAAGCTTCATCACAACTTCGACAAATTCAGACACAAGCAATGCTCAACAAGAAGCATCCTGACTTTGCAGATATTGTGCGTGACGGTGAGTTTATTGATTGGGTTAAAGCCTCTCCCATGAGACTTAATATCTATGCAATGGCTGATGCTAATTATGATTTTAATGCTGCAGATGAATTGCTTTCAACATTTAAACAGATCCGCACATCTAAGACACAACAAACCACTGATGCCGGAAATGCTGTACGCAAGCAAAACTTGTCAGCAGCATCTGTAGATGTTGGAGGGACTGGTGAATCATCTAAGAAAGTATATCGTCGTGCCGACCTTATCCGGCTACGTATGACAGACCCTAACCGTTATGAAGCACTTGAGCCTGAAATTCGAGCAGCTTATAATGAGGGACGGGTTAAATAACTTTTTAAATTAATTATATTCTTTAGGAGAATTAAAAATGGCTTTAGGTACAGATCACGTCACGCGGACAACCGCAGACAAGTTCATCCCAGAAATCTGGAGTGATGAAATCATTGCAACATACAAGAAGAACTTGGTGTTGGCAAACTTGGTTAAGAAAATGACCTTCAAGGGTAAGAAAGGTGACACCGTTCACATTCCTTCACCTACACGTGGCAGTGCTTCAGTTAAAGCAGCTTCAACTCAGGTAACACTGATTGCAGCTACTGAATCAGAAGTTGTTGTTTCTATCGACCAGCACTATGAGTACAGCCGCTTGATTGAGGACATCGTCGAAGCTCAAGCTTTGTCTTCACTGCGTAACTTCTACACTGAAGATGCTGGCTATGCTCTGGCTCGTCAAGTTGACACATCATTGATCCAAATTGGTCGTGCTGTTCAAGGTGGTGGCGGTACGTCTGCTTACTCCGGTGCTTTCTCAGGTGCTGACGGTACTACAGCTTACGTTGGTGGTTCTACTAACACAGGTTTGGGTGCTCTTACTGATGCAGCGATTCGTCGTTCCATTCAGCGTTTGGATGACAATGACGTTCCTATGGATGGACGTTTCCTTGCTATCCCACCTTCAAGTCGTAACACTTTGATGGGTTTGGCTCGTTACACTGAACAAGCTTTTGTCGGTGAAATGGGTAATAACAACACCATTCGTAACGGTGAAATTGGTAACTTGTACGGTGTACCCGTGTTTGTTACTTCTAATGCTGATACTACTAACGGTACTACAGCTTGCCGTATTGCACTGTTGGCTCATAAAGACTTCGCAGTCTTTGTTGAGCAAGTTGGTGTACGTTCACAGACTCAGTACAAACAAGAGTACCTTGGTACATTGTTCACAGCTGACACACTGTATGGCGTGAAAGAACTGCGTGACGGTTCAGCAGTTGCTTTGGCTGTTCCAGCCTAAGTGATAGAGGGTTCCCACTGTAATAGGTGGGAGCCTTTTTAATGTGCTTAATAAAGCATATCAGAAAGGTAACATAGCATGAAATTTAAATGTAAACAAACTAATTTAATCTACAACTTTGAGTTTGAGGTAGATATTGCTTCTATGTTGAAGCACCCTGACTATGAGGAAGTAGTTGAACCTGTTGTAGCACCTAAAGCAACTAAGAAAACAGTAGTAAAGCAAGATGAAGCCAGTATCGACGGGTAATGTTCTTACTGCAGCAACGCAGACTACTATCTATACAGTACCCACTGGTTACTATGCTAGATGGACTCTTTGTTACGTTGTAAACCATTCAGGTAATAATAAATTTATTGATATTGTGTGGTATGACTCAAGTACAGCAACTGAGGTGCACGTATTTGATAACTATGTGTTAAGTACTACTCAGTCTGTTACTTTTGGTAATGGTAATTATGTTGTACTTGAAGAGGGTGATCAAGTTCGAGCAACGTCTGAGACTGGTTCCACAATGAATACTATTAACACGTTTGAGTTATATAGAAAAGGCGAATAACCATGGCTTTATCAGCAGCAATGCAATGGGCTTTAGACAATGGAATGACACAAGCCGATGTCTATAAAAACATTAATGATTTTTTAGCTACTAATCCAGATGCTGCCACAACACAAGCACAGATGGCTCAGTATGGTATTTCACCTCAAGATGTAGCTGCTGCAACTGGTGGTGCTTCTGGTGGTTTGCTAAGTGGTAATATTATGGCTGGTGCTAGTTGGAATAGTACCAATACAGCATTGCAAAACGCTTTGACTGAGGCTACTGGTCAGCAAACATCTAACTACGCTGTTGGTGGTTCTACTACTGCTGACACGCTAAACCAACTTAATACATTCTTAGCAGGTGGTGGTCAGTTTGACCCTAATGCTACTGTTTACTTGCAAGCAGGTGGTGTTGACTTCATTACTGGTGTAGATAAAGGTGTTGTTAAAGATAACTTAAACCAGATTGTTAAGACTCTTGGTAGTCAAGGTGTTAATGTTGTTTTGACTGGCTCTCCTTATGCCAAGTCAGTTGACGATGTAATCAATAACAACTTTGACCCTAAAGTTGACCAGATTTATAACGATGTAGCCAAAGCCAACTCTAATGTTGCTTTGGTTGGTACTCAAGGTGAGATTCTGCAAAACAAAGCATTGTTGGTAGATGCTTTGCATACCAATGCTGAAGGTACGGCAATCTATAACCAATCTGTTATTGATGCTTTATCACAGTTTAAGAATGAAGTTCCAGCAAGTACTCCTCAAGCGATTGCTCAAGCCTATCAATCAAACACTGTAGCTACAACTCCTCCAGTTATTACTCAGGCTGCGGCTAGTCCTCCTATTGCTCAAGCATTGGCTACACAAAGTGTTGATGCTTTAATTAACGCTGGCAATTTAAACCCTGCACAAATAGCTGCCGCAACAGGTGTTTCAGTTGGTGAAATTGTTACTCAAGCAGCAGCTTTAGCCCCATTCCAAGGCTCTACAAAATTAGGTGACACTTATGTAAGCCCTAATTATGAAATTACACAGTCTGGTGAAGAACAAATAGTAGGTGGTCTTCAAAGTATTTCCACATCTAAAGTTAGTAGCGAACAAGGAAGCAGAACTGAACTTTACTCACCAACTGGAGAACTTACGAATGTTGGAAAATATGATAAAGGCCCATCATTTTTTGGTGGCCTAGCACAAGCATTTAATGACCCTGTTGTTCAAGCAGCTTTCTTGGGTTTAGGTGGCGGTGGTGCTTTAGGTAACGCTTTAAATCTAACAGGCTCTACAGCACAAGCAGTTGGCACAGGTCTTTTCAAAGGCGGTGCTGCTGCTGCTGGTGGTGCTAGTCTTGAAGATGCACTTAAAACAGGCTTGTTAAGTGGTGGTTTAGTTTATGGTGGTAATGCTTTAAATAACTACTTAACTACAGGTTCTACAGCAGACCCCGGCATTACAGAACGTCAGTTTGCTGCAGCAGATGCTAAACAGTTAGCAGACCAAGGCTTGTCTACAGATCAGATTAAAGATACTTTAACAGCTGGTGGGTATAATGATATTACTGTTGAAAGAGCTGTAGCGTCTGTTACTCCTCCCCCTGCTTCAACGGCTGCATCAACAACAACAGCTACAGGCGTGCCAGCAACGTCAGCAGCTTTGGAGTCTGTAAACATTACAGGCACTGCAGCTCCAGCTATTACCAATGCTAGTGGTTTGTTGAGTAGTTTAGTAACAGCACCGCCTGTTGCAGTATCGACACCAGTTACTGATGGTGGTACAGTTAAAGTTACAGGTACATCTACACCTCAGCAAGTAGATCAAGCAACACTAAACTTACTTAATAGTCAAATTGCAGCTAATGTAACTACACCTACTAATTTAGGTGCTCAAACTAATTTAGCTAATGTTCAAGTTACAGGCAATAAAGGAATGATGTCTGGAGATACTACAAATACAGACATAATTAATACTCTTGCGGGGCTGCCTACAGTGCCTGCTACAAGTGATCCAAGAGTAACAGTTACGGGTGAAAAGCCAGCAACTAAACAGGAACTTGTAAATACTATTACAGCTGCCATTCCTACTGTAACACCGGCTCAGGCTGCTGAAATTGCTGAAAAAGTTATTATAAGTGGTAGTCCTGTTACAGTACAGGATGCAGTCACAGCACTTGCAGCTGTTGTACCGGCTGTTATAACACCGCCTACTACACCAGTTACAACACCTACAACAGTTGATCCACGAGTAACAGTAACGGCTAATCGACCAATAGTAACACCTGAAAACATTAACACTATTGCAGCTGCTATTCCTACAGCAACAGTAACACCAACAGTAACACCAGATCCACGAGTAACTATTACAGCTGATAGACCTGTTATAACACCTGAAAAGATTAACACTATTGCAGCTGCTATTTCCACACCAATAGTAACGCCTGACCCAAGAGTAACTATAACAGCTCCTAGACCTGTGGTAACACCTGAAGCTATCAATACTGCTGCTGCTGCTGTTATACCTACACCAACAGTAACACCAACAGTAACACCAGATCCAAGGGTGACAGTAACGGCTAATAGACCAGTCAATGTTGGAGATGCTTTAGCAGCTTTACCCACAACAATGTTGCCTCCTTCTGTAACTACCCCAACAACAACAACAACACCTGCTAAAACTAATGAGCTAGGTTTAACTGATGCTCAGATGTTATCTTTACTTAGAGGTGGATTAGGTTTATTGGGTGGCTTAGGTGGTGCTTCATTAATTGGTGGCGGTGGTGGTGCTTCTACAGGTGTGGGTGCTCTTCCTACACAAGGTATGCCAACATACAATGATGATTACTTCACTAAAGTACAACAAAACTATAACAGAATTCTTCCAGCAGTCCCTCGTGATGTCTCCTCGCCATTACGTGACTGGTACACTTCACAATACGGAGCTTAAATGACCACAATCATTACTAAGAACAGTAGCACAGCAGCTGCTACACCTGCAGCAGGAGACTTAATTAAAGGTGAGTTAGCTGTTAACGTAACAGATAAGAAGCTGTACACTAAAGACAACTCAGGTACAGTTGTTAAAGTTGTTGGCTCACTTGGTAATCAAGAGTCTACAGCACTGGCTGTTACTGGTGGTACATCAGCTGGTGTTGCCATTACAGGGGGTACTATCAACAATACTCCTATTGGAGCTACCACTGCAGCTGCAATTACAGGAACTACAGTAACTGCTACTACTGGTTTTGTTGGTGCTATCACAGGTGGTGTAACTGGTAACGTAACTGGCAATGTGACAGGTAACGTGACTGGTAATGTAACAGGTAACTTAACTGGTAACGTAACAGCCTCCACAGGTAGTTCAACCTTTAACAATGTAACAATTAACGGTACATTGGACATGGATGCAGCTTCCTCAGCTACCATTACTAACCTTCCAAACCCTACTAACTCAGGTGATGCAGCTAACAAGGCTTATGTTGACTCAGCCGTTGCAGCTGTTGTCGATGGTGCTCCAGCAGCTTTGGATACATTGAATGAGCTTGCAGCAGCTTTGAATGATGATGCTTCATTCTCCACAACTGTAACTAATAGTATTGCAGCTAAGCTTCCCTTGGCTGGTGGCACTATGTCTGGCAACATTGCCATGGGTACTAATAAGGTGACTGGCTTAGGCACACCTTCTAGCAGTACAGACGCAGCTACTAAAGGCTATGTAGACACTGTTGGTGATGCTAAGTTAGCCTTGGCAGGTGGAACTATGACAGGTAACATTGTCATGGGATCTAACAAGGTTACATCTACAGCTACCCCTTCAGCTGATAGTGATCTAACAACTAAGACTTACGTTGACAGTATCCTTGGTAGTGCTACATCTGCAGCTACATCAGCCTCAGCAGCAGCTACATCTGCAACCAATGCAAGTAACTCAGCCTCAGCAGCTTCTACAAGTGAATCTAATGCCTCAGCAAGTGCCTCAGCAGCTGCAGCATCTTATGATAGCTTCGATGATCGCTACTTAGGCTCTAAAACATCAGCTCCATCAGTTGACAATGACGGTAACTCGCTGTTGACAGGTGCTTTGTACTGGAATACATCGACTAGCAATTTATTCGTGTGGACAGGTTCAACATGGGCTAACGCAGCATTTACAGCAGGTGGCTTTGCTACGTTGACAGGTACAGAAACCCTGACAAACAAGACCCTGACAACGCCAATAATCTCAAGTATTAGCAATACTGGCACATTGACGCTACCAACAAGCACAGACACATTAGTTGGCAGAGCAACAACTGATACTCTAACTAACAAAACCATTGAAGCTGGCACGTTTACCAACGGCTATACAGAGGAAGTGGCAACAGCCAATACCAGTACGGCTTACACGATTGACCTTGCTGGTGGCTCTGTGCAAATCTTGACGCTGACAGGTAATTGCACATACACATTTCCAACACCAGTAGCGGGTAAAAGTTTTATTTTGATTCAAAAGCAAGATGGCACAGGTGGTCGCACAGTCACATGGCCTGCGTCTGTTGACTGGCCCGGAGCAACCGCACCAACGTTGACAGCTACGGCATCTAAGGCTGATAAATTTGTTTTTACGGCTATTGATGGTTCTAACTGGCTCGGTAGCAATGCTGGTCAAAACTATACAGTTTGAGGTAAATAATGTTTTCATCAAATACAACAGGAGAAACTGAAGTGCCAAGAGCAGAATCAACTTACGATATTCCCGGAACCTACTCGTGGGTTTGCCCGGCGGGTGTGACTTCTGTCAGCGCGGTTTGCGTTGGCGGTGGGGGCGGTGGTGCGTACTCTGGCGGAGGCGCTGGCGGGGCTTTGGCTTACGCAAACAACATTTCGGTGACACCCGGCACGTCTTATACAGTTGTGGTTGGCGCTGGTGGTAAGGCAAACGGTAACGCTGATGGAGCAGCGGGTGTTACCTCTTACTTCAACAACACATCTACCGTCGCAGGGGGTGGAGGTGGCGGCGGACTTAATACCGGGCGTTCAACCGCTGGTGTTGTGGTCGCTGGAACTGGCGGCAGTGGAGGCCAAGGCGGGAACGGGAGTTCAGCGGCGGGCAGCGGCGGGGGTGGCGGTGCTGGTGGCTATTCAGGCGCAGGGGGCAGAGGTGGCGATCAGAATGCAAGCGGTACGTCTGGAGCAGGTGGAGGCGGTGGTGGCGGTGGTGGCGGCGATTCGCTTTCTGGGGGCGGCGGCGGTGTTGGCGTTCGTGGTCAAGGCGGCAGCGGTGCAGCAGGCACTTGGACATCAGGCTCTGGCGTAAGTACTGGAGGGGGTGCTGGATCGTCTGGTCAAGTTGGTTATAGTAATTCAGATTGGTTTACAACCACTTCCATTGGCCGTTCTGGTCGAGGTGGTATGTTTGGCGCTGGTGGCGGCGGAAGCACTGCATTGGGCGACCAACAACCCGGCACTGCTGGCGCAGTCCGTATCGTCTGGCCCGGCACAACTCGCACATTCCCATCCACTGACGTTGGCACACCATAAGGAGAAAACAACATGCTTGCAAAAATTGAAAATGGTGTGGTGACTCAGTGGCCTTTGGGTGAGCACTTTATTCAGACAGAACACCCAAACACTTCGTTTGCCTTCCCATTAAGTGACCAAACTATTGCGCAGTTCGGCTTTGCGCGGTTCACTTACTCCGACCCGGCAACTTACGACGCAGAATTCCAAGAAGCCAGAGAGATTACACCAGTGCTGAATGGTATTGTGGCAACTCAAGCGTGGAAAATTGTAGAAAAATTCAGTGCTGAAGAAAAAGCTGCTTATATTGTTAAGCGTGACGCAGACCTTCTTGATGCAAAAAAAGAATTTGTACGTTTAATAAGAAACGAAAAATTGAGGTCATCAGATTGGACACAAGTAGCTGATGCACCTGTTGACAAAGCAATATGGGCTACATATCGCCAAGCATTGCGTGATGTAACTGCACAGAGTGGATTCCCTTGGACTATTACATGGCCTGATGCACCATGACACAAGAAGTAACTCATGAGCACATCTATGATCGCCTACTGGCTGTAGAAGTTAAAGTAGATAACATAGAAAAAAATACAGAACACGTAATTAAAGCCTTTAACGCTGCTTCAGGTGCTTTCCTAGTACTTGAATGGATCGCTAAAGCTGTGAAACCTATTATTATTATAGGTGCTTTCTTCGGGGCTATTTGGTTAGCTATTGACAGTAAATTTAATGGAGTAAAATAACTATGGCATTGGTAACTCTTTTAAGTGGCGTAGCAGCCACAGGTGCTTCACAAGGAATTCGTACAGATGGTTTAGTACCAGCTCATGTACAGATTTCAGGTATTACTATTGGTACAGTGGCTGTTCAAGGCTCTGTAGATGGTTCAACATGGGCTACAGTAGCTACAGCTTTGACAGCTGATGGTATTGTAACGCTTACATCACCCCCACCATATATACGAGCTAACGTAACAGCTTTTACATCAGGTGCTATTACAGTTAAAATCTTTTATTAAAAGAAGTCTAAAAAGCTTGACATTACTTTAAAAGTATGTTAATATAGTATTATAGATATAAGGAATATTAATGGCTACGACTTATTTACAGTTGGTCAATAACGTATTGATACGATTAAGAGAGACTGAAGTATCGTCGGTTGGTGATACTCCTTATAGTTCTTTGATTGGTGTGTTTGTTAATGACGCTAAGAGAGAGATTGAGGATGCTTACGATTGGAATGTACTAACTACTACCATTGTTATTCCAACAGTAGCAGGTACTCGTAACTACACTCTGACAGGCTCAGGTCAAAGGTTCCGGACTCAGGATGTCTTAAATGACACTCAAGATTATCCAATGCAAGCTGTACCAACTAACTGGATGAATAGACAATATTATCTAGGTACAATACAAAATGCAGCTCCTTCATACTATAACTACTCAGGCATCACTAACGATGATACTAACGTAGACATCTGGCCTCAACCTGATACAGTGTATCAGTTAAGGTTTGAGTTAGTTATTCCTCAAGTTGACTTAGTAGCTAACTCTGACCTGTTGAAGGTTCCTCCTTACTTAGTACAGATGCTGGCATACGCTAAAGCTGTTGGTGAACGAGGTGAAGATGGTGGTTCAGCCTTTGGTGAAGTATATCAGCAGTATCGTTTAGCTTTGGCAGATGCTATTGCTATTGAGAAGAATCGTTATGATGATGAAAACACTTGGATTGATGTCTAATGGTTGCTAAGCTCTTAACCACTACAGTATCAGCTCCGGGCTTCATGGGGCTAAATACACAGGATAGCTCAATCTCTTTAGAGGCTGGTTATGCTACTGTGGCTAATAATTGTGTGATTGATAAGTTTGGACGTATTGGTGCTCGTAAAGGGTGGACTTTATCTCATGCATACAACAGCGACTTAGATATTTCTGATGTTAAAGCTATTGGTGAGTTAATTGACATTGCTGGTAACTCATACATTATTGCTGCTGGTAACAATAAACTATTTAAGCTTGTAGGTTCTACTCTTACTTTGCTGACATACGGGGGTGGTGGCACAGCCCCTACTATCACAGACAGCAACTGGCAGATGGCTCCTTTGAATGGTGTCTTATATCTGTATCAAGCTGGACATGATCCTCTAGTGTTTGACCCTGCTGTCAGTACTACTACATTTAAACGTGTATCTGAGAAGACTGGCTATGTAGCTACAGTGTCCAGTAACAATACAGTTATCAGTGCCTATGGTCGTACATGGAGTGCTAATAATGCAACAGTTAAGAGTACCATTCAGTTCTCAGACTTACTTTCAGGTCATGTATTAAGTACTGGTACGGCTGGTACATTGGATGTATCTCAGGTGTGGCCTAACGGTGCTGATGAGATTATATCCTTAGCAGCTCATAATAACTTCTTGATTGTCTTTGGTCGTAGACAGATTCTTATCTATTCTAATGCTACAGACCCTAACAATCTTACATTGTCTGATGCCATTACAGGTATTGGCTGTTTAGCTAGAGACTCAGTAGTAGCTACAGGTGGTGATGTTATCTTCTTGTCTGACTCAGGTGTACGGTCATTGATGCGTACCATTCAAGAGAAGTCAGCTCCAATGAGAGATATTAGTGCCAATGTACGTGATGACTTAGTACTTGAAATTAGCTTAGAAACTGCAGCTGACATTAAAGCTGTATATTCAGATAAGGAAGCTTTCTATTTGTTATCCTTACCAGCTCGTCAATTAGTGTACTGCTTTGACATGAAAGCACCTCTACCTAATGGGGCTAACAGGGTTACAACGTGGGATGGTTTAGTTCCTACAGCTTTTAAGTACACTCGTAATAAAGATTTGTTAGTTGGTGAAACTGGTTACATTGGTAAGTATGATGGCTACAAAGACAATGCTAACCCATACTTGATGAGATACTTTACCAACTACTTTGACTTTCAATCACCTACAGTGTTAAAGCTTATGAAGAAGGTAGGCGTAACAGTTATTGGTGGTGGTGGCTATCAAGTTACTTTAAGATTTGGCTTTGATTACAGTGACATTTTAAATACTAGGCAGTTTGCTTTAGCTAATGCTGCTGTAGCTGAATACAACATAGCTGAATATAACATTGGTGAGTACGGTGGTTCAGCCTTTGACAATAAGATTATTAACATTGGTGGATCAGGTAAAGTTATTCAACTTGGCTTTGAAACAAGTGTATTTAATAAACCAGTATCCATTCAGAAACTTGATGTCTATGTTAAGACAGGAAAGACACGATAATGAGTAACTATACAAAAGCAACTAACTATGCAGTTAAGGATAGCCTGAATACAGGTAATGCTGCAAAGATTATTAAGGGTACTGAAATTAACACTGAGTTTGATAACATTGCTTCTGCAGTGAATTCTAAACCAGATGCTAATAACGGTGCATTGACAGGCACAACCACTGCAGTAAATCTTACTGTCTCTGGTACATTTACAGCAACAGTTGACGGGGGTACATACTAATGGCTATCGATTATACAAGTTTACTTGGAACCCTTGGTGCTAGTGCCGTAGGTGCTTTGGGTACTAATTATGCAGCTAATCAAGCAGCTGGTAACGCTACACAATCTGCTCAGCAAGCTGCACAGATGGCACAATTCAGACCTGTAGGGGTTACTACAAGGTTCGGTAAGTCAGGCTTCCAATATGACCCAACATCAGGCCAACTAATAGGTGCTGGCTACCAAGTAGCTCCTGACGTAGCTGCTGCCCGTGAAGGTTTAATGGGACTGGCTAATACTGGTTTAAGTCAAGCTCAACAGATTCAAGCATATCAGCCTAATGTAAATGCTCAAGCTGCAGGTCTGTTTAACTTAGGTGCTGGCTACATTGCTCAAACACCTCAAGCACAAGCTCAGCAGTATCTAACTCAACAGCAACAACTGTTAGCTCCGGGTCGTGAACAGTCATTAGCTAATTTAACTAACCAACAGCAACAGCAAGGTCGTTTAGGTCTAGCTACTGGTGGAACCGCTGCGGGATACGCTGCAGGTGCTCCCGGCTTGCAAGCTACTAATCCGCAGATGGCTGCATACTACAATGCTATGGCTCAGCAGGATGCTCAGTTAGCTGCACAGGCTCAACAAGCTGGTCAGCAACAAGCTACGTTTGGTCAGGGATTAATGACTGGTGGTTTGAACTTAGCAGGTCAAGGCTTTAACTTACAAACACAAGCTTTAGCTCCATACACTAATTATATGCAGGGTGCTACTAATATAGAAAACCAAGGTTTGAATGCTTTGACTCAAGGTTCGGCTCTGGGATCAGCAGGAGCCGCTTCAGCTCAAGCAGCTGCAAATCAGTATGCAGCAGGACAGTCTACTGCTAATCAAGCTCAACGTGCAGCTTTGCAAGGTACTGTAGCTGGCTTAACAGATCCTATTAGTCAGCTAATTAGAGGATTGTCTACACCATCTGCAACACCTTATCAACCAGCTGCTGTTAGCGGATACTTTGGATACTAAGGAATAAATAATGGCAACACAATCAATTCAAGGTTTGTTTGGAGGCATGGGTACTCCTGAGGAAATGCAACGTGCTATGCTAGATCAGAAGGCTGCACAGTTTGCTGAGATGACTCAAAACCAGCAACTTAGCTCAATGGCCTACAAAGGCGGTGCTAACTTAGGACAAGGTTTAGCAGGTGCTTTTGGTGTGGACACCCAAGACCCTACTATCCAACGTGCTACCCGTTTACGTCAACTTGCAGGCCAATATAACACTAACACAGCTAAGGGTCTTCGTGAAATGGCTGCAGCGTTACAAGCTACAGATCCTGAATCATCTCTGCAGTTAACTCAACGTGCTATGACTATGGAGATGGAAGAAGCTAAGTTAGGTTCGGAACAAGCTCTTAAAACACAGCGTGAGCGTGAAAGAGAATCTGCAGATCCGTTCCAACAACTATTAACTAAAGGTGTCTATACTCCTGCAAGTTTAGCCTTATACAAAACATCAAAGAATGTTGCTGACTTAAAGTTTAAAGATAAAGAATACTCACCATCAGAAATTCAAACACTACAAGAGTACAGAAAAACATTAATCTCACCTGCTCAAGACAAAGAGATTGCAGAAGTAAACGCTGTTATTAAAGCAGCTGGAGAAGGTAAGGGAACTAAGATTGTTAATCAGCTTCCCGGTGTAAAAGGAGCTGGTGATATTGTTGGTCTTCGTCAGAACCTTAACACTACATTGAAGCCTTATCGTGATGCTGTCAATGCAGCTTCTACAGCTATTGAGTTAGCAGATGATGTTCTTAAGACAGGCAACTTTGCTTCAGCTTCAGCATTGTCCCGTCAACTTGCTAAAGCAGCTGGAGAACAACAACTATCTAAGGCTGACGTAGATGCTTTTGGTGGAGATCCTTCATTGATTGGTATGGTGTCCGATACTGCTTCTCGCCTTGCAACAGGTACTGCAACTGCAGATACTACTCGTAAGTTAAAACAACTTGCTCAGATTATCAAGAAGAAGAATGAAGCTCTTGAGAACAATGAGATTAAACAGACACAACGTACAGCTGAGCTATCAGGTCTTTATACACCTGAGCAGGTTAAAGAAGTATTTACACTGAGAGGTAATGCACCTGCTAATGTACGTAAAACTAAGAGTGGTGTTGAATATACTGTAGGGGATAATTAATGAAGTATGTTATCAATGGCAAAACTATTACCACTACTAAAGAACTAACTGACGCTGAGATTGACGAGATTGCAGCTGACTTAGGTGGTGCAGCACCTACAACTGGCCCTGAAGCCATCCCTACTGGAGGTAATCCCCCAGCTCCTCCGGCACAGCCTCAGATGTCAGCTAATGAGCGTATGTTCAATAACGCTATGATGGGTGCTGCTGCAGTGCCTGTCTTAGGTGCAGGTGCTAGAGGTTTACAAGCATTAACACAAGGTGGTAGAGCAGCACCGTATACAGCTAACTTGGCTAAAGCATTGATGCCTCAGTCTGGTCGTGCGTTAGCAGCTGAAGGAACTATTGGAGCTGCCAGTGGTTTAGTTGGTGGAGAGACAGGCCAACAAGTAGCTCAAAAGTTTGGAGAAGCTTACAGACCAGTAGGTGAGTTTGTAGGTGGCTTAGGTTCAGGTTTGTTTGCTAATACAGTTACTCGTAATGTTCCTGAGATGGCCTTAGGTGCAATGAGATCTCAAACTGGTAACATTGTAGATGAGGTGTCCAAAGCAGCTGGTGGTGTACGTGCTCGTGGTCGTTTATCTCAAGCGATGGAAGCTAACCCAACACTGTCTGATGATCTATTAAGGGCTAAGGAAATTGAAGCTTCTACAGGTGTGAAGTTACCAGTTACAGCTGCTTCCAAAGGAGATACTACTCTAGGTGGTTTGGTTAGTTCACAGACATCCCGTGGTGAGAATGCTTCGTTCACAGCTTTCATGGCTAACCAAGAGAAGGAAGCTTTAGAGGCTGTAAGAGTAGCACAGCGTAGACTTGCTGGAGATCCTAAGAATGCTGAAGCTATTGCTCAAGTAGAAGCTAAGAAGGTAGAGCTTGAGAACTTCCGTAGAGAGACAGCAGCTGAGATGAGGTTAGCTAATCAGAACCGTACACTTGAAACAATAGATACTCGTATCAAAGAACTAACTGAAGATACTTTAAATGTATCTACAAACAAAGAAGATATTGGTAATCGTGTAAATAGTTTATTGGCTGCTAAGGAAAAGGCTGTACGTGCTGACTTCTCTAAGAATGTATACACACCTTTATTAGATAAAGCTAAAGCAGATGGCGTTGAAATGGACTCTCCAGTGGCTGCTGTAGTTTGGAATTACATCAAGCAAGAAAGAGCTAGTGATGTCTTTGCTAAGTTCCCCGGCTTACTATCACAAGTAGATAGAGCTTTTGCACCCAAGAAAGCACCTACAAGTAGTAAGTTTGCTGCAAAGTATCCTAACCTTGTTAAATCAGTTGAAGGTACTTTTGAGCCTGTATCTGTTACTGATGTTGACTCTTTAAAGAGAGCTGTTAACAAAGCTATTGGAGACACACAAGATAGAGATCAGTCACGTATCTTGCTTGGTTTTAAGAGACAATTAGACGAAGCTATTGGTACTATGCCTGAGTCCTTTGCAGTTCCATATAAGCAAGCTGATAAAGACTTTGCAGCTAAGGTTGGAATGCCATTTAGTGAAGCTGGTGTAGTGTCTGTAGACAGAGCAAGGTTTGTTGAATCTGTGGTTCCAATGCTTACAAATAAGCCTTCTGCAGTTCGTCAGATCTTAGCAGCTTCAGATAACTCTCCAGAGGCTGTAAAGATTATTGAAGATGCCTTCTTAATGCGTATTGCACAGACAGATGGCATTGTTAATAAGAATACATTAGAAGTTAACCCTGCAGCTTTAACATCATTCATTAAGAAGAACAATACAGCTATAGAACAAGTACCGGGCTTGAAAGAACGGTTACAAGGTTTATCTAACAATGTAGCTGACCTGCGTACAAACAGATCACGTATTCTTGATGAACAGAAACAAGCAACAGTTGAGAAGTTTGCTAATGTCTGGTCAGAGTCTTACGGCTCTAAAGGTGGTTTTGAAGGTTTTGTAAACAATGCTTTAAAGACTCCTGAAGACATGAACAGGCTTATCCGTATGGCTGGATCAGATCCTGCATTACGTAACGGTCTTAAAAGCAGTATTTTAGAGATTGGTTTGAACAACCCTAATAAGATAGCTTTCTATACTGATAATGCTAAGACCATTGATACTTTGTTTGGAAAAGATCACGCACAGACAGTTAAAGACTTGTTAGAAGGTGCTGAAAGACTTGCACAGTTTCCACTACGTAATAAGGTTAACCAAACACTGACACAGCAGACTGGCTTTGAGCGTGAGTTTGGTACTGACCCAGCACGGGCTGCTTCGTTGATTCGTCAACAAGTTCAAAGTACCTTCTATAAAGCTTCTACTTTGTTTAGTCGCTTTGTACAGAATAAAGCTACTAAGTCAGAGGCTACAGAGATACAAGAGTTCTTAAAGAACCCCGGAGCTGTGGCAGATGCTGCTGAGCTATTAAAAGCTTTGAATGATACTTCAGATCAAGGCATTAAAAAGGCTTTGAGCATAGCTGGTAAGTTAGCTAAGAACACTGCTTCAGCAGGTATCTTTGGAGGTCTTGCTCCTGTCATCACTGGTGAGCTTGGGCTTAGCGAAAGACAGCCAGTACAGCAATTCGCTGAGTAACCCCTATGAAGAGGCTAACTCTAGCCCTTCTCATCATCTTTACGAGTTTTATAGCTACGGCTGGCTTCGACCCTAACGCAGATAGATGTGTTAAGTGGACATGGAGGTGGTCTGCTGACTATAAGACTCGTATTGTCGTGTGTCTAGAATGGAAGAAAGCATACAATAAATGATTGATCCAATGACAGCCCTCGCTGGCATACAGTCAGCTATCAGCATGGTTAAGAAGGCTAGTAAGGTAGCCAACGATCTAGGCTCTCTTGCACCTATGATTGGCAAGATGTTTGATGCCAAGAGTACCGCTACTAAAGCATTGATTGAAGCTAAGAAGGGTAAGGGTTCCAATATGGGAACTGCCTTGCAGATTGAGATGGCCTTAGAACAAGCTAGAGTCTTTGAAGAAGAGTTAAAGATGCTCTTTATGACAACAGGTAAGGTTGATGTCTGGAATAAAATTAAATCCCGTCAAGACCAGATGGACAGAGATGATGCCAGAGAGTTAAGTGCTTTACAGAAAGCAGAGAAAGCAGCCAAAGCTAAAGAGCAAGAGATGAATGAACTAGCTATGATTATTGGTGGTGTTGCTTTTGTAATGTTCTTGGTGTTTATTGGTATCTATGAATTAATGGACTTCTGTGCAACTACTCAAAGGTGTGGACGTTGAATGAGTATCAGAAGACATTTGATATGTGTCTAAAGATATTTGTCTATGGCCTTGTAGCTCTGTACTTCTTAGGCTTCCTTAAGTTTCTCCCTGATGATCTTTCCAATAAGATTGTTGCTTTATTACTCGGTAAGATAGGACTATAATGTTATCACTATTCTCGACCCTCGGTGGTCTGCTCATCTCAGGTCTACCTAAACTATTAGACTTCTTTCAAAACAAGAATGACCAAAAGCATGAGTTAGCTTTAGCGCAGATTCAAGTTGAGATGCAGCTTCAGATGATGGCTCAAGGGTTTGCAGCTCAGGAACGTATGGAAGAGATACGTACAGATCAGATTGCCATGCAGACTGATGCTGAGATGACTGTAGCTGCATACGATCATGATAAGAAGATCATGGATAAAGCTAGTAGATGGGTAGTTAACTTCGTAGGCACTGTACGTCCTATGGTGACTTATATCTTTGTCTTAGAACTCTGTGCTATCAATGCTTGGATTGCTTACTATGTATACTTAAATCCTCACCTAGTGATGAACATGGGTGACTTGATATCTTTATCTGACATTATCTTTAGCAGTGATGAGATGGCTATGCTAGGAGGTATCATAGGCTTCTGGTTCGGTTCACGTAGCTGGAGCAAGAAGTGAAGCTAAGTAAAGATGGAGCTGACCTGATGCACAGGTTTGAAGGATGTAGGAATAAGCCTTACCTGTGTCCTGCTCATATTTGGACTATTGGTTATGGTCATGTCTTATATCAGGAACAGATCAGATTACCAATGGTAGCTAAAGAGGGACAATCTACAACAATTCGTAAAGAGTTACCATTGAGACAGGAGGACAATCGTGTATGGTCTAAAGAGGAAATCGAAAAGCTATTCGCAGATGATGTCAACCTTTTTGAACGTGGTGTTCTACGACTTGCTCCTACTCTATCTGGTCGTCAAGGGGCTTTCGATGCGTGCGTCAGTTTTGCCTTCAATGCCGGACTGGGCAATTTTCAGCGGTCTACTATTCGGATGAAGATTAATAGAGGTGAATGGGAGGCAGCTGCTGAAGCCTTCATGCAATGGACTAAGGGAGGCGGTAGAGAACTACCCGGATTAGTTAAACGAAGGAAAGCTGAAGTAGTGTTATTCTTAAGCGATGACAAGTAGCAATAATAAAGCCCCAAAGGATCACTCCTAAGGGGCTTTTTAGTTAGAAGATAAAAGCTAGTGTTATAAATCCTATGTGTAAGTAGATAACTTGATTAGCTTCCTCTGACATCTTATCATTCTCATCCATGATATAGAGTTCATCAGCTTCTATACCAAAGACTAAGCCAGTCTTGAATTCAAAGTCAAGTATCATATCTCACACGCACCAGCGGTACACGCTAGTGTCTGAGCACCTTCAACATTGTCAGTGCCTTCAACCAGTTTGTCCCAATCAATACCATCTGGCATAGCAGCAACCATTGCATGATACTCTTCTTCAGTCATGGACTCATAAGGAGCTTGTCGGTATGTTCCACCATCCATAGGTAGGAAGCTCACACCTGTAATCTCATCAAAGTTATTCCACACCCACGCACCAACTTCAGGCCACTCAGTCTCATTCACTGAGATAGTCACTGAAGGCTTATGCTCACAGTAGTGACGCTGGAACAAGAGCCACAAGCGCAGGTGCTTAATAGCATTCAAGTCTTCACGAAGTACAGCACCCTTCTCAACTCGCATTGGAAAGCTAAAGATAGTGGTGCTATCAGGCTTCATCACACACAATTCTGAAGGGAACCCTTGAGCTTTCAAGAAGTCAGTTAAAGGGTCTTTGTTATCAGACCGAACACGACGAATAAAGTACTGACTATGTTGAGGATGGATGCCACTAGCAGTGCCTGTAAGCTGAGATACAGTGCCTTCAGGCTTAATGGCAGTGATGGCAGCACTACGATTAATACCGATAGCGTCAGCAAACTGAGCGTTAGTGTCAATAGCAACATTCTTTAGTCCTTCCAAGATAGCTGGCAACTCAGTGTTATCAGGGTCATTGAGCAAAGCATTGTCCAAGATACCAGTCATAGACACACCCAGCAAACGCTCATCTTCAGTGTTTGTCTGCCACACCTTACGAAGGTACGGGAAGTTAGTCATCGTCGATTGAAAAGTCCCCAGAATAGTAGCCAAGCGCACTTTATTCCGTAGAGTATCCACACTATCATCGCTCCGAACAATAACAGAAGACAGATTACA